TTTTCAATGTCCGTAATCAGTGTCTCTAGTTCTAGCTGCGCATCTTCAGCATTCTCTATATAAATTCTTATGTATATAGTTAGGTGCGACCAAGTAAAGTTAGAGGGTTTATCGTCTCTAGCTTCTGTCCCTGGGGTAACACTTACGTATGGAAAGTCTGTTATACTATCAAAGTGCATAACTCTATTTGTAGTGTTCCCAAATAGATTACTTACGTATATTCCCGTACCGTTTATCTTCTCAGCCATTCCTTCAGCTAAGGCTTTTGCTATGCCTGACCTTGCGCTCATTTAATCTACTCCTCTATTAATGTACTTATTAAAGTCACTAAGATTTAGCGACTGTATGCTATCCTTATGTAAAGTATCTAGCATGGCTGCTCTTATAGCTTCCCTGCCTAAGTTAGAGGGAGATCCGTACCCTCTAGGATTACCTTCATAAGTTGCGTACGGCTGTACTAGATAAGTAAAATATATAGACGTGTTACGTCCTGCTCTAACTACTGACTCGGTATCTACTCCTAGTACTCTAACAGACCCTGCAAACCTACCAGAATCAAACTTAAAGTAAGGACTTCCACCAAGTGCGGTAGCCTGCCCCATAAGTCTCTTTACATAGACATGCATAACTGAGTTAAGAACCCTAGCTAAGTTAGGTGCTGAAATAGGTTGGTTACTCTTTAGCTTTAAACCAAAAGGTTTTGGTACTTTAAGTTTAAAGGTCTCGCCCTTACTAACTTCCATAGGTTGTTTGGAAAACGCAGAAAGTACCCTGTCAAAGACTTTATTTGTAAAGCCTTCAGCAGCATAATCAGCAGCAGCAGCCTGCACTGCGTCTTGGGTTTTATCTGTCATATCCGAAGGAACTGATGCCACCATGCTAGCCTGTAAGTCAGATCTTTTTGACTCAAAAGCTAAAGATATTAACATTTCTTGTTTGTCTTTAGAGGTAGGTAACCTACCAAGTTTTTTTAGGACTATCTCCTCAAACATGCTCATTACAGCACCTTGTGAATATTAAGCCCAATTCTAACCTGTGGAGGTAATAGCTCGGGATCCCCGTAATCCGAAGATTCTCCACCACCTAGGCTTCTCGCTTTATTAAACTCTCGTTTATGTAAGTGAGTGACAAACTCCAACGCAGATAATAATAAATCCGCTGGTATACTATCATGTCCGTGTGTATAGTCTATTTCTATACCAAGTCTAGCTGCAGATACAGGGTTTATAAACTCTATAACTCCAGGTACTTTATCTAGTATAAATTGTTCGCAGTCTAAAGACTTTCCAGATACCCTAACATCTTTAACGCTAAGAATAGGTGCGTGGGGAAGTACTACGTCAAAACCACTAGAAGTAGCTCTAGCACCCCGTACTTCTACCGGAGTAAAGCTAGTGTTGCAATAATTTATTATAAAGTCATTTACAAAATCAACTATAAATTGTAGTTTATCATCGGTCTTTGGGTTAAGTATTCCCGCGTACGACTTGTACTGTGTTAGTGTTATTACCATTTTTATACTCCTTAAAGCAAAAAAGCCCGCCCATAACGGGAGGGCTTTTAAAGTTTAACTAAGCTTAGGTAGCAGCGTAACAGATAGAAACAACACCTTTACCGTTACCATTACCGTCATCAATTAGTGACTCAAGGTTAACACGTTGGGTTGCAACAAATACTGTACGATCTAACTCAATGTCGAAGTCGCTACGTAACGTCATTCCACGTTGACGAGTAACTACGAAGTTAGAAACATTTACCATGATAGCAAAAGCAGCGTTTACAGCTTTAGTAGCAAATTCATCAGAAACAAGTACTTTCATACCATATACGTTACCGACTTCACCAACTAATTTAACAGCATTAGCATCGCCAACCTGTTGAACGTCAGCCCATTCAGTATCTTCAAGTAAATCCCAGTAAGCGTCTTGAGAAACAACTAAAGAGATAGTCTTAAGATCAATACCGTATAGTCCCATCTTACGACGAGCAGCAAGTAAATCAGCAGCAGTAACTTTAACAGTACCGTCAGCTTTAGCGCCTGAGATATGGTTTTGACCAGTAGCAGCTTTAGCTTGAGTAACTAGACCTTTAGGCTTAGCAACACCGTCACCAATTAAGAAAGATGCGTCCATTTCTGCAACGTGACCTTCAACTAAGTGAGAACGTAAAAGAGGGATAACTGAGATGATTGCATCTTCTTCAGTTTCTTCAGTTAAGTACGTTTTAGCACCTAATTTGAATGTCTTTAATGTTTTCTCTGTTAATGCAACAGTGATTTCAGCACCAGTACGTGCAGAAGCACTACCGTCAGCCATTGCAGCTGCAGAAATCCAGCTTGCGTTAGAGCGAGCAGGGTTAATTGGAATAGTCATGCTTGCAGAGTTCATTGCTAGCTCTGTAAACAAAGGAGCAACAACTAATTTAGCTTGAATGTCACGCATTAAGTTAGTTGAGAATTCAGTCTCATAACCATCACTAGAAACAGCGATGCTAGAAGAACCATTTACAGCTTTCTCGTTAGAAGCAAACTTAGTACCGTAGCTTGTAGCTAAAGAGTCTACGCCTTTGATAATACCAAGCATAACAACAGCGTCAATTTCTTTTTCACGGCTTGCATCAGTACCACGGACAGCTTTAGAAACAGCAGTTAAAGGCATGTTACGTGAAGCAACAACTTGAGCAATCTCGTCTTTAAGAGCGATGATTTGATCGTTGTTAGTCTTAACCATTTCAGCAAATGTGCCGTCTTTAGCAACTAACTCTAATTTAAGAGCACTTACTAATGCTTCTGCTTCTTGACGAGCAGCAGCTTTTACGCGGGCGTCTGTAGCTTTAACAGCAGCTTCAGCGTCTGCAATTTGCTTAGCATCGGCAGTTTTTTGTGCTTCAACAGCATTAATAGCAGCTGTAGCAGCGTCTCTAGCAGCAACTGTGCTGTTCTTTTGCATCTCTGCAAGTAACGCTTTCAATTCTTCTTCGTTCATTATTTTTTCTTCCTTTTTATTGCCAGACGGTGCGGGCGTTATATTAGTTTTAAACAGTTCGAAGTCAGAGGACTCCATACTTTTTGCTACCGAAAACACAGAGTCTTGGTTGCATGGAACAGCTACTACCGAAATTTCGTGAAGCTCTACATCATTAATGTAGTAGGTATCACTCTTATGGTCGTACTCTGCATCAAGTATACCGAATCCTACACTAAATGTAGATAAGATACCATCCTTGATTAATTTATAAACGTCACCAGCACCTTTGCTGATTACCGCTTTTATTTTTAAACCTAATTCAGTTACTTCGTAACTAACCATTTTGCCAATCGGCTTACTATGGTTATGATACGCTAAAACTATTGGGTTCTTTAAATAGTTGGACATTGCATTCTTAGTTTCCCAAGCTTCCTTAGGAATAATGTCTCCTGCTCTGTCTTTAGTTACGGTATTAGCATAACCTTCTATAATAAGATCTTCTGTTTCATCGTCTAAATGAACAGATTTAATCTTACTGATTACTTTAAGGTTATTTGCTTTCTTTAACAACATTTTTAGTCACCTTATTCGTTACCACAGCTTTGTTACGCTCTTGGATAGAAAACTTATTGTACTCTAGTACAAAGGCTGTCCAAGTTTTATACTGTTTAAGTATAGCTAACATAGTGTGTGGCTTAACCGTATGAGCACTATATGCACTTCGGCTAGCAGGTAATTCGTTTCCAAATACTGCGTGTATATCTTTAATAATCATAATTATTCCTTAGGGGAAGCAGGCTTCCCGCCTTCTTGTCCTGTAACTCCTGTAGCGGAACCGGATATATTTGCAGGAATTCTAATCTTGCTCATGTTAGGATCATCTAGTATGGGTTTAAGGCGAAGGGACTCTCTGGCTTCGTTACCAGTCATAATACCGTTATTAACAAGTGCAGATAATCTATCTGATTGCTCTTTTTGGTCCGGTTTGAGTGCGGGCACTCGATGGGTTGATAACTCAATGTCATATGCGAAAAAATACTCGTAAGCTGCTTCAAACTTTCTCAGTGTGGGCAGTATAGTCGTATAAAACATAAGTTCTAGGTTAGGTTTTATATTTGCGTTGTTTCCGCTATCAAGCAGAATAGGTGGAACACCTAACGAAGTACAAACTTTATTTTCTAGGTTATCAATAGACTCGGTAAAGGCAAGCTCTCTAAAGTTAGAATTAGAAAGGGACTTAGCTTTGGAACCGTTATCCAGTATAAGAGGTTTAGCACCACCACCCTGTTTAGGATTAAATTTGGCTACCCACTCTCTTTCCTGTCTATCTTTCATTTTTTTGTTTAGGATTTCGTCGGTCTCTATAATAAGTCCCATAACTGCACCGTTAGTAAAGAAAGCTTTCTGGAAGTCTTGCATCGACTCTCTAGTAAGTAAGGAACCTATGGTACTACTTATTCTAGAATCTCCGCGGTATACGTCAGTAACACTATTATCTTTGATAAAGATAATTTCATTAGTAGCGTATTTGTGTACCCCATTATAAACATAAGAGTTTATAAACGTTTTAGCATCCGGAACAATTTCCATGAGGCTAGCAGGTACGTGGTACAGAGAGGTACCATCAAAATGAATAAACGCATTTCCGTCTACTATAAAGTCCATCAAAACTAAACGTCTGAACGTATTCACGTCCATGTAAGGATTAGGTCTTTCGTTAAGAATAGTATTAAGAGTTTTTTGTCTTATTCCTGTTTTTTGTGCTGTAAAGCTAAGTGTACTGCCTACGTCATAATTAATCATTGCAGAGTTATCGACTAGTAGATTAACACAGCGATTTACTACTTCAACTAACTCGTATGCATTTTCAACCGTTTTAAGGTTAGACTGCGTACTAGATACTCTCGTACCTGCATCTCTTGCAATCTCTTCTTGTATAGGGTTAAGTTTTTCCATTACAGCAGTCCATATTGACGCCATGTTCTAGACTCCTTTAATTAGTGATTTAAAATCAATTCTACCCACTGCGTGTCGGCTAAACCTAGCCGCATTAGTAGGTTGGGGTTCCGTCCCCTCGGTTAGTCCGTTATTCTTTTCAAACATTCGGTGTACCCAATGTTTTTGTTTGTTTTGTGACGCTAGTGTAGGTTGTTTGCCATACAACTTGTGCAAGGCTTTATGATGTCCGTTACATAGTGTAACCCCATCAACTACTACAGCTTCCCAGTTATCTTCGTAGAACTTATCACGCATAGCAATAACTTCTTCATCCGTTTTAACTGAAATATTATGTTCTTCGCAGTAGTTTCTAAACACGATAGATAAAGTAGCATAGTGATGATACTCCAGTTCGTGTGTAGTTCCACATATTTCACATTTGTCTCCTTTCGGATATTGGGACTTAATCCCGTCACGTATGTGTTTGGTGGCTACTCGTTTATTTGTGTTTGCTGCCATTTTACCCCTTCTTAGCGCTCTGCCCCTGATATAGGTTTGTAATTTAGTCTGTAAGATACCCGGATAACAGGTGTTTCATGAAAATTTTTATTACTTATTTATATCAGTTCGGTTCACATCATTAAAACTATTATACTAGCCTTGTTAAGAAATTACAAGCTAACTTTTGGATTTAGCTCACTGGGGTAGCCCTAACGTCTGTAGCTATATAATCCGTACCTAAGAGCATCCGCCACGTGAGAGTATTGGTCGTGTTTTGGTTTCGGTTTTGCAAGTGCGTCATTTGGATCCCAACGGTAATTTATAAGCATAGCTATTAGATGCTCGCAACTACTGTCAACTATTAATTGATTGTTGTCTATTAAAGCTTGCACGTATGCCAACCCATCCAGTACAGACTTTTTAGCCTTGCTAGAAGGTAGGTCATACTCAACTGCCATATCCTGCCTGAACTGAGCAGCCGCGGAGTCACAGAATACCATGTCTACGTCATACTTGTCGTAAGCCTCGTTAAATGCCTTTGCGTGTGTAGATGTAACAGCTTGATTGACTTGGTAATCCCAGATAGCATAAAACAGGTCTTCGTCTGTGTCATACTTTAGTACAACTGCACCCGTATGATCTTTATAACCAGGGTCAATTGCCAGTATTGTTTCGTACTGGTAGCTGTTGCTA